TATCGGTACGGTCCCGGACGGTTTGCAAGGTAATCAGAACGGCGGCATTGAGCTTGTCAAGCGGTAGGCTGTAGCGCTCGAATTCCGGAAAGCTCGGGTAACTGGTTTGCGGATTAAGCTTTGATGCCTTCATTCTCTCAAATCTACTGGCTTGTATTTTACGCCGCCACCGCCATTGTGGACATGCGAATCCATCTTTCTTTCAATGACGTGAAGTTCTCGCTTGCAGTTATCCATGCGCTCAAGGCACCGGTCATTCGTAACCATGTTATCAACTTTTTGCGATGTGCGCTTGCCTTGCCAAAGATTCGCGACTTGTAGTACTATAATTGCCGAAATGCCAATCGTTGCAACTATTTCAATCATTTTTGCCCCGCTATGCTTTAAAATCAACACGTTCAGCAAACTCAGACTGCTTCCCGGGGTTCCACTGCTGTATTGGCCGCAGATAACCGACAATTCGACTATAAATTTCGGTAGGCTGGTAGTTAGTTAAATTATTCTCAGCCCGAAAACACTTATCGCACTTGCAATAGACCATGCCTTTGACAACGTATAATGCACCGCCGCTGATCTCAGTCTGCCCTTCCGCATCAATTATAGTTGACTTGATCGTTACGTCAGCCCCGCAATCATGGCATTTTCCGTGTATTAAAACCGTTTGTGCTTCTGACTGATCGTGTAGTTTTTGAAGAAATTCTTTTTCTTCTGACATGGTTATTCTCCCTTTAATTTTCTAAGATTTACGCATCGGGTGTCAGCCTCGCTGGCGTTGCCAGATGCGTTATGTTACAGCACTATGCTGTCCGGGTTTACCTGTTTGAGGGCCGCGCTTACGTGATCCAGCGGTATGCCGTATTCAGCAAACTCCGGGAAGTCCGGGTAATCAGATCGTTTTAGTTCAGAGGCTCTCATTTACAACTCCTTGAAATAAGGATATTTATTCCTTATTTCCTCTACTTTATCTTTCCAATCATTGCTGCTTTTCTCATCCAGCTGTGCCTTAAAAAACAGTGGATCGGCTTCCTCCTTATAGGCTTGTTTCCGTTTTTCTTCCTGCTCTTTATCCCATTTCTCGGCATATTGTTTTTCTGCGACTTTTAGCCAAGACTCATAGTCCTTTTCAATTAAATCAGCAAGATTTGAGCGGTCAGCAAACTGGACTATATATCTGTCGTATTCATAGATAGTTCCAGCATCATCTTCTGTTTCCCGTGTCTTCTCGACCACATTTGTATAGAAATCAACGGTAGCCCAGCCGTTTTTTTGTTCTTTTATTTTGAACTTTCCGGGATGTTTGCCTGATTCTACTTTCATTTAATTCCTCCTTCCAAAACTGGTTGAATATAGTTTTGTTTTAACTTTTTAGATGTACAAAAATCAACCCAACCTTTATACGAGGTCATTGAACGCATATCTGATTTGGTAATTTTATGTCTCTTCTTGATTGTATGGAACTTTCTCTTTATTTTCTTAGAAATTGATTTCCTTAAAAATATATGGTCTTTGTAAATTCTATAGCCGAGAAAATCTATTCCGCGTGCGTCGATTGGAAATACTTGATAATTATCTTTTATTTGCAGATTTAGATGATAGTTCAAATAATCCGATATTTTATTCAAGGCATCCCATAAAGATTCTTTTTTCCTTGATACGCTAATCATATCATCCATATACCTAAAATAAGATAGTTTTAAATCTTCTTTCACCATATGATCAAAGTACGCTAAATAAAAATTTGCAAACCACTGAGAAGTATAGTTCCCTATAGGCAACCCATATGGCGTGCTCTTTATGATATCTTCTAATAACCACATAAGTTTTCTATCTTTGAACTTTCTTCCAAGAAGAGACAAAAGAATATCCTGATCGATACTTGGAAAGAATTGTTTTACGTCTAATTTTAAACAATACATCCCTTCAGTATTTATTGCCCTCTTTAATCTCTTGACAGCCAAATGTATTCCTTTATTCGGTATCGAAGCATACGTATCAAATATTAGAGTCTCTGTCATTATAGGTTCAATTTGGAGCATTATAGCCCATTGCACTATCCTATCTGGATAATACGGTAGTTTAAAAATAGTTCTGTGTTTTCTTCCATCAAAAATATCATATACTTTATAATCCGATGTCGTGAATGTTTGGTTTTTCAAACTGTTTCTTATTTTTAATAAACGATACTCTTGATCTTTATTAACCATTTTTACTTCTGTATAATGAGATTTGTTTCGTCTTGCTTTCTTATGCGCCTCCATTAAATTATCAATACTATATATTTTTTCAAATATGTTTCCGTATCTTTTCATTGCTTTGTGTCCCCGTGAAGTTTCAATTATTTACTAATACACATAAGGGTGTTATATTTTTCGGCAAGAGCCGAGGCAAAACAAAATCCGATAAACCAAATAACACAAAGTGCGTGTGAACTGATATTTCGATTAGAATTAGTAGACGAATTATTCACATTCCAATTGAAACTGCCTGCATTCAGACCATTATTCCAATTACTGCCTACATGCGTAACTCACAACATTTTTGTTTTGCCTATTTACGATCTATTATAAGGATCAGGCATTAAAAGCGCGCGCGAACCGATAGTCCGATTAGAAGTAGCAGACGTAGGATTCACAAGCCAAGTGAAACCGCCCGCATACAGACCAACACTCCAATTACCGCCCACACGCGCAACCCTATCCCCTGTATCTTGATAATAATAATCAAACAATCCAGACGAACTACTTCCATTTACTTCAATAGTTAGAAATCCCGCATCCAACACATCATTTATAAGTATGTCTGACCCGTAATCATTTGAATTTGGGAGAGTTGTATTTAAAGAATAATACGGAGAAGAAAATTTATCGCTTGCAAAGCCATGATCTGCAATCCACGGTTTATGGTCTGCTTGAATATTGATACCATCGCACCATTCCCAAATATTTCCCCATAAGTTTTCTATACCTCTGTAACTTATAGACTCATAACTGTTACCGTTTCCAGTGTTTGATGTACCAGAACTGTTTCCCAAATCATCACCACCATCATAACCGGCTGTCTCACCTGTTATTACTCCATTGTGATCTGTTCCACTACCTCTATCTACAACACCTTCGGCAATGGCCGATTGCATATCGAAAGTAGCATATTCAACTATAAACAAATAATAAATAGCGCAACGAGTTAAAAAATCACACTGTTCCCAATGTATGCCTCTTTCTTGTGCTGCTGTCCGACACCCAACAATTGTAGCATCAGAGTAAGGTGTGATTGATCCAATTGTATCATGCGTAGATGTAGAAGTAGAAGGAACTACATTAGCTATAGATTCCATTTTTTCCGGCGAACCGCCATCTGAATGTCCTTCAAAAGCTGCCGGATAAATATAATCTAACACCTGTCCGTTTCTAACAAATGCGGGGTGTAACTTAAAACCTGATTTAGGTTCGTTTGCAACCAAAAACACAATATTATCTTTGTCTTCCCGATATGTCTTATACCAGAACTTAGGCACCTCAACCATTACCTGACCATTGCTGCCGTCATAAGCAAACCCTGCATCTCCATAGTAGGCGTTAATTGTACCGTCATCTGCCACATTGCATCGCCGCATTCCGGACCACGGTAATATACTGTCAAAGTTAGCCCCGGCAGTGAGACCACTTGCTTTGTAAAGACGGGTAAATGTGTCTGTACTTCTATTCCAGCGCAGGCCATAGATATCAGCTACGACAAAGTCATCAGCTTTAATGATGTCGGGATGGTCAAGGATTGGATTGCCTGACCCGTCATCCTCATATTGCGGAATGTCACCTATGGTTTTGCCGGTGCCGATCGTATCGCTGTTTATTTTCTGGAGCAGCCAGCGCTTGTTTTCGGCGTTAATGTCGGGCTCGACCACTTCCGGCAATGACTCTGCTTCTCCGGAATCAGCGTCCAGTGCGTAAAAGTAGGCCAGCGCGTTGGCTGAATCCACCACAATGGCGCTGTCACCGTCTGCCAGCACGGCGCCGTCTATGCCGTCCAGGTCGCCGGATGTAGAATCATCGCCGCCGGTGATCCCGGTTTTGAAGTACATTTTAGCCATTTTCTTTTACCTTCTCTTCAAGTTCTTGTATTTTTTGCTGCGCCTGCTGAAGCTGGATCTGAAGTGCATAAATCTGTACTTCCTTTTGGCCGATGAGCTTAAAAAGCTCTTCTTGTGTGATTTGGTTATTCATCTATTCTCCTTGTTTTTTCCAAGGCTTTCTTATGCGCTTGTTCTTGCATGTTTTCTTTCTCTGTCAATAGAAATTTCATAGACTTTGCAAAAGAAGCAAATATTTTTTTGAATGAATCAAAATCAATAACGTTGTCATCAACCCAGTTATCAATATCATTAGCAGTCATTATTTCTTGAATATTGATATCTTCTTTTAATTTTTTGTTAAAATCAGCCTTTTCTTTTTCTTTCTGTTTCCCTTTATAATCAATTTTCATACAGCCTCCACAATAAATTCTTTATTCAGGTAATTTGTTGCTTTGCAAATAAAGATATATGTCCCAAGAAGATCTGTTGTAAATTCGAATATCCCATCTGTTATCTCATGTACTTGCCCTGCAACTTCAATAAAAGTTGAAACCGTATTCCCATTGGGTTCCGAAATAGGCAAATTATTAATAGTCACTATATCAAGCCCATCTGCTTGAATTTCAGATTTATCGATGGTTACAGGCAAATCAGGTTTGTTCTTCACGGATAAATCATCTAAACTGATATAATAAAGTGAATCATCGTAGTCACCTTGTATATAAAATTCATCATTGCTTAATTGTAATGATATTAACTTTTTATCACAAGTCATTCGCTTCGTAATCTTTCCAGATTTATTATCACAGATACTGTATTTATTCATTATGATTACCTTTTTAATTCAAATATCATTAAAAAACGTTTACGTACCGTAGGATCGGTATTTACGGTATAAATGCGGATACTATAAGTATAAGAACCCGCTGGAGGATTATCATTAAAAGCCATCGTTTGATAAGTACCTTGACTCACAGATGCATTGAATATTTGTGTATTACCCCGATATATACCCATTACCAAATCGTCATGCGCTTTTAAGCCAGCGAGAATTGGGAAAACTTGCCCAATAGTATCTATGTTGATAGACTGCACAGTTCCCCAAGTATCATGAGTTGTTGTAATCTCTCCTTCAGTATATGCCAATACAGGCTGAGTTATAGCTCTGCCAGCCACTTTTAGCGTATCAACAGCAGCGTTCTTAATTTTAGCTTCCTCTATTGCCGCATTTTTAATTTTGGCCGAACTTACCGCCAAGTTATCAATTTTAGCTTCCGTTATGGCAGCATCAGAAATTTGAGCCGTATCAATGGAAGCGTCTGTTATAGCCGCCCCTTTAATTGACAAAACTCCATTAACCCATTCAAAATCCGGGTCACTACTGCCACCAATCCTGAATATTTCATTATCCAGATCAATCTGCATGCCCTTGGAAGTGCCCCAGTTGATAGACTCAATAAGCCCGGCCACGATTTCGGGCTTGACAGTGAGGGTGACCCCGTCCCACGCCAGCTTTGGATTATCGCTGCCACCGATTTTTAGCAGCTCGTTGTTTAAGTCAAGCTCCATGCCCTTGGAAGTGCCCCAGTTCTGGGACTCCAGTGTTCCCGCGGTAATAGCTCCAAGGTTCGCGTTTATGGCGGACAAATCAACAACATCTATCTTGTTAGCAGTTACAGCCCCGGCATCTATCTTGTCCGCAATAACAGCGTTGGCCTGGAGCTTCGGAGTGCTAATCGAATCATCGCTGATGTTGGTTTCCTGAATCTGGGTTTTGCTGCCCGATACAGGCCCGACAGAACTGCTCTCATTCCCGCTTGTATCTACTGCGACTACCCAGTAATAATATGTGTTATAGTCTCCAGGATCGTCTTTTGCTATCGCCCATGTTCCTACAAAGTCCTTTACTGAAGAATCTATTTTGGAAGCAGTGGAAAGATCATTAGAGGTGTTGCGATAAATATCAAAATTAGATAAATCTTTTTCGGCCCCATGATCCCATTTGATACGAATGAATCCAGTAAACCCTACAATCTCAACATTTGTTGGATCGCTGGGCGGGACTCCATCTTTAGCAGACGTAATCGTTTCCTGAGTACAATACGGTGTTTTGTTGCCGGATACATCAATAGCCCGAACAGCTACGCCGTATTCTCGATTAGGTCGCATTTCCCATTGGTATTCCGCCTCTGATGATGAATAAGCGGATTTTTTGCCGGACGAGATGTCTTCCATGACAAGCTCATAATGATGAAAATCATCTGACAACTCAGCATTCGTATCCCAGGTCGCTTCTATCGTGGTGCGGGCCGTGCCGTCCGAAGTAATTATTGAATCTGTGCTCAAGCTCAATCCGGACGGAGTTTCCAAGGGCGTATCCGCTGTATCGATGCCCACATTGACACTCGTTGCATTGGTAGAATAGATCCCGCTGGTATCAACAGCCTTGACCATATATGTGCGGGTTTCCTGGACGCCTTCATCAATTGCAATGACAGCGCTTTCGTTTTTGGCCTCTTTGACCAGCGTTTCCGCATCTTCCCATGAAGAGCCAACACCGCCGCCGCGGACCTCGTAATGGGAAAGATCAATGTTTGGCACCGCCGCCCAGGCAAGGGAGACGGTGCGCTTCATGGGTTTCCAGTTGCCGGAAAGTTCTGCAACGTCATCCGGGGGAGCCAGCTTCCCCAGCACCTGAATTTCCGTGGTGTTAGACCCGGTGTCTCTTGCCTCGCCGTAATCAGACGGCACCACCGTGATTTTGTATTTATGGAACTGGGTTAAATGCTGATTGCCAATCACCAGGTGCTGATCAGCAGTGCGTGCAATTTTATAGCTTCCCCGTGCTGATTCGGTATCGGTGAATGTTTCATCAAATCCGTCACGATCAAATTCGTCTGCGGTGGTGACGTCTTCTAAAAACACTTCCCAGTTATTACCGTGGACGTGCGTGCCGGGTTGCCACGACAGGCTGATGTTGCTTTGATAATCCCCACCCTTGCCATAAGTCAAAAACTCTTCTGCCTTGACATGCACGGCCTTCTGGTCCACGGCTTCAGGCAAATCAATATCTTTGATTACTCCGGCGGAATCTGTATAGATCAAATCGTTATATTCCATGCAGGTGATTCGCCGGGTTAGCTCCTGGGCACGGGTGATGTTTGTAACTCTGTATGTACGCTTATACGTGTCTGCTTCCCCAAAGACATAGAGATCATATTGTTCCGGCACGGTGGACCATGAGGATTCAAGTATTAAGGTGTCTGTGATCTGATCTTCGGATATTGCGGCAAGCGTCTTTTCGACCAGGCTGTCATCGGACAGGCGGACCATAATTGCATAAGATTTTACAGAGGAGAGGTCTACTTCCTGATCCAGTTGCACGTAGGGATTGCCTGAACCATCATCATTGCCCGCACCCACAATTCTGCCGCCGTCCGAATCCGAATAATAGGGTATCATATGCTGAAAATATACCAAATCCCCGACCACACAAGCAAAACTATCAATATCTGCCTCAAACTCAATAACACGAATCAAATATCTATTGGAGTTTAACAAAAAAGATGCTTCGCGCACGGCTTGAGATCGAGGTATAGCCGCATTGAACTGAATATTGGCTTCTTTTGGTACAGATTCCGGATCTTTATAATCTTCTGAATATACCGCTACCTGACTGCGCCGAAAGTTACGGGCTGCATCTGTGTATGTAATTTGAACCGCATTGGAGCGATCCTTGCGGGGTAAGTATTGGAGGCCGAATGTGCCTTCAATAATATTGCCCATTGTGAACAGGCTGGATACCGTGTCATCTGCTTTGTCAACAAATACCCCGTACTTGGTGCCCCGACGGAGAACTTTGCCGCGGCCCAGCCTTGCCATTTCTTGGATGTTCGCCCACGCGTTGCTTTGGCTTTCAAAAACCTTGGAAACCCGAAAGCGTGTTTCCCCGTCAACTTCCTCATCACACCAGCCCGCCCACTCCTTAAACTCGGAGTACAAAATGCGGCTGTAATGAACGCCGTGATATGTATTTAAAAGTGCATAAGTAGCCCATGCAGGGTTTCTGGCGTCCTTAGACTGCCATTCCGCATTATTAGGATTATAAACTTCTACAGTTAACCGCTTAATGAGGGCGCTCACGCGCGGAGTTTGGCCTGAAAGCTGATCTGTTGCCAAGGCCCGCACAGCATATTTTGCAATGCCGGGATAAATTAATTTTTCGCTGACAATTTCCTGAAGCCCAGTCCAGGTAACATCCTTTCTTTCCCGAAAAGACTTGCCACTGGAAGATAGCCGTGTTAACTGAACTTCATAGCGATCTGGAGAAAGATCATTGATAGATATTGATTTTTTTA